ACTTTTAGGTTTGCATTAACGTCAAGCCCCGGCATTGCAACTGCATTTGAACTTAATGTAACTGTTGATGGATAGTATTGTCCTCGCATAGTTTTTGTTTTATTTTAATAATTTGTAGTACCTATTCCGACTCACGACTTGTGAGTCATGAATCGAGTAGGCACTAAGCCATATTGAAGACTGCGAAGTTAATCGTAATCGTTCCGTTAAGTGCAGCCGCAGCCGCTACGTTACGAACTAGGATTACTGCAGAGTTTGCAGCAGGAGTAACGAATTGCACAACAGGTTCACCAGTTGTTGCAGTTCCTTTTCCTACTGTAGCTAAGACAACTGATGTTGCCTTAATTAAAGAGTTTGTAAGAGTCATGGTATAGGTTGCCCCTGCCGCTGTAACCAATGCTTCAGTAGTAATCTGTCCTACTTGAGTGTTCACTGTTGCAGCACCTGCAGTAGATACACCTGTACCGTTGTCTACGTCAACTCTTGTGAAATTTGTACACTGTGGAGTTGTTTGTGACATAGAGTTTTATAAGTATTTATTTATAAGACTATGCAGTTGTTCCGTTTGACCCTACGAGACCTGAGTACTCGATAGCATCAACTTCCTCACGAGCGCGCATCTTGTAGCGGTACTGATCGTTGATATCAGCATCCCAGTTCACAAGCTTTGTGAAGAACGCTTCACGTTCGAAACGTACAACTCCGTGAGTTGAAGAACCTACGAAGTAAGCAGTTGTAGATGTTGAATCGAGGAATGGAGAGTAAACAACCTTCATTCCAGGGTACATTTCTGAGAAGTAGTTAAGGTCGTTGTTTCCTGTTCCTGCTCTAAGAACTGACTTAGCAACTGTCATACCAGTCTGGTGAGTGATAGAAGGAGTAAGAAGGAACTTAGGTTCGTATCCAAGAACTACACCAGTCTGTGAGAGCTGTGTGCGGAGTGAGTTGATCACAATGTTGAGGTTTGCATCTGTAAGAGCACCTGTCTCAAGGTTATCAACTGTATCACCGTTAGCGTTAACGTGTGAGTTAGAGAACAATGCGACGTTGTCGATTGTAGTCTGTGTAGTGAATCCAAGAGCGTAAACTCCGAATGCATTACGTTGCTGTGAAGCAGTCCATGTTAATGATTGCTGCTTAACTGCCTTAGAAACTGCTGAGAGTTGCTGATCAGCCATGAAAGTACGAGAGATTGGCAAGTCTTTCTTGAACTGAGCAATAAGAGTAGTCTTTGGAGCAGGAGAGTTAACGGTAGCATTCTTGTTTAGACCTACATCGTTAAGAGTCTTGTCAAAGTAACCTCCACCTCCCATCACAGTTGAAACAACTGCAGCGTTATCCGCTGAGTCTTGTGTGAAAACAACAGCATCAGTTGCAAGAGCTTTTCCTGTAACTGCCTGTTCGATTGTTGCCTCATCAAAAAGCTTATCGAGAGCTGTTTTGACTAGAATTAGATTCGGGCCGGTATTCTGATCCATAATGTTATTTTATGATGATTAGAGATTAATAAAGATTATTCAAACACTGTTGCAGAGTATGAATAAGCGAAGTAAAGAGTACCTGTTTGGAACTCTCCACCTACAATTACCACCGCGTTTGTTGCTCCATCAGCTGCGGCTGCGTCGACTGTCCAAGCTGTGCCTGTTAGATCGAAAACAACACGCTTGTAATATAGTGCATCAATTTCTGCCTGTGTGTCAGCTGTTGAAAGAGTCTTTGCCTTTGCAGCATAAATAAGACCTGGAAGAGGAAGCCACACTTGAACTACACCTGCTGCCGCAACTGTATCTGATGAGTCAGACTTTGCGACACCTGTAAAACGCTGTGATGTTGTACCATCACCGTCCACCATGATTGCTACTGCTCCGGCGGTTCCTGCTTTCGTAGGTTCACCTGCCTTGATTGATCCTGCTACACCTGCTGCCACAATAGGGGTCTGTGCAAATGGAGATTCAATTGGTGACAATAGCTTGATATCGTATCGTGCCATAATTTGGTTATGTAAATTATAAACTTTATAAATTACAGAACCCTTTGAGACCTTGGCTATTTAGGTCGTGCAGCAATAATCTGCTCCTTGGTCATATTAAATGGTGCTCTTGTGAATGGGATTTCTTCAGCTGATAGCTCTAAAGATTTCTCTTTCCTTCCTTCCCCACCTGAACCGTTAGAGTGTTGTTTTGCTTCGCCTTTCCTCACAGCTTCTTCTGCTATTTGACTGTTCTTAACAGAGTTTACGATTGCTCGCGCGAGCTTGAGGTCTTCGGCAGGATTACCAGTAGTACGGATAGTGTTTTTGATATGATATTGGACTAATGCTTTTTCTGTTGCATCTGCTATGTCCTCTGTAAGGTTTAATGCAGTTTTCACTACATTCTTCGCTTGCATTTCTCGGAGCATACCTTTTGTTACAGGTGTGTCATCGTCTTCATCACCATCTAAGTCGTTAGACTCTTCACCTTCCAATTCTCGGAGTTGTTCTTCTAAGCGTTGCTTAGTATAAAGAAGCTTCTCCTTCTTGGTTCTCCCTTCGCCTTTATTCTGAACTTTCTCAAGTTCTTTTTTCAAAGGATTCTGTTCGTCAGGTGTGACAACTTTCGCTTCTCCACCTTCCTTAGTTACAGTAGGTATAACTTCTTCCTCACCATCTACTTTTTTTATTTCATCAGTCATATATTGATATTTGCGTTATAGCCGCAAGTGCGTTTGTTGCATCTCTCTTTACGTGAGAGGTACGTTATGAGTAAATTGTAATACTTCCACAGGATATTGCAAACTATTTCTTGTTCATAAGTGTGGATATCATTGTCTCTTCTTGGTCCATTATCCACAAAGCAGCCTTAGCAAATAGAATCATATCAGAGTTCAACCCTTGATGAACTCCTTTATTAACAGCTATAAATCTAATCTGCTCATTGATAAGTTTCCTAGAAAAAGAATCATTAAGAGCGTTGCAACTTTCTTTTAAAGCAATCAATTGCTCTTGGTTCAACTTTTTCCCATTTACATAAACTCCGCCTTCTAGGTCATAAGTAAATACATCCCTAAAAGGGAGCGCTCCTATATTATCTAAAAGCACAGTTGTAACTAACGCCTTGTCCTCTCCTGTAATACGAATACTACGGAGAGCGTATACTATTACTTTTGAAAGTAATTTACTAAGCATTCTTCTTTGTTCTCTTCTTCTTAGGTGCCTCGTCAGTTCCTTCGTTATCGATAGAAACTTCCTCTACACCTTCCTCAATTTCTTCTTCGCGAACAAGACCACCAATGAGGATGTACTCTGCTTTGATATCTTCTTCGTTTCCATTCTTTGGAGCTACTTTAGCAATAGCTCGTTGTAGTTTGGATGGGTTTACAGCCCAAGGATATTTGTTTCCCATATATTTTATTATTTACACGCACCTTTATAATTTTTAATACTTTCCCCAACCGCAGTTTTCTTGTGGAGAGGAAGCTGTTTGTTTGTTGTTTTCATAGTTGTTGTATTAGGCCATTGCAGGTTTCTGAATCTCCGTTGGAACTTCACCGCCTGGCTTCTGACCCATTATTTGACTAATCATATCTTGGTTATTTCCTTCCGGTTTCTTGAATTGATCAGGATCACCATCAGAGAATTCCTCAAGCACATACTTGTCGACCACTGCTTGAGGGTTGATATAAGGCATAACACGTGGATCCATTAACATATTGAATGCTCGGTCCTTTCGTAGTTTATCAGTACCCATAGAACGTGACACAATTTGCTCTGCATCCATTCGTAGAGCAAACGTTGTTCTTGCGAACTTGTAAGGGTTAACTTTATAGACACGAGTAGAGGCATCCATACCTCCTGCCTTGTCGAACATATCCCACTCAAGCTCGTTAGCATTCTCTTTTGTCATGTGCTCTCCCATCATATCTGATGAGAACTCGATAGTATTAGTTACATCTTTACCTGACTCCTTTCCTTGTAGCTTTATCTTTCTATACTTCATCGCAAGAGCTTCAGGAACAGTAGCGTCCACCTCTCCTACGGTAGTGTGCATGATAATATCATCCATAACAAGTTCGCCTATTTGCACAACAAGATCTGCAATCATAAGACCAAGTACTCCTAGAATTACTTGTGCGTTCTGCTCTGCTTTTTGAGTAGCGTATGCTGTCACACCTTTTGAAGCAACTCCTGACTGTATCTTATCTTGTGTGCTCTCGGCTAGATCGTCTTGCTCTACGCGCATCATAGCTA